TCGTTCTCGCCGCGGCGATGCCGTCGTCCACTTTGTGGTCGGGCACCAGCACCGGATTGCGGCCCAGCCGGGCCAGCGTCTCGATGCGGGTGCGCCCGGTGCCGAGCTCCTTGACCTTGGCATCGTGCGGGACGTAGTCGCGGCCCCAGCGGCTCTTGAGACCCATGCTGTCGAGGCGTTCGACCATGTCCGGGATGACTTCGTCATGAGCTCCCTGGACTGCGGCGAGGACGCGAATCTCGTTGCCGATCACCTGCCAGGCCCAGATCGCCATATTGGTGCCCTTGCCGAGATCCCAGGCGGTGTGGATGGGCAGGTCGGGCTCCAAGGTGAGGGTGCGAATGCGGCCCTGGCGCTCGGCCTGGGCGATGAGCTTGCCGTAATAGGCGCCGAGAATGGCCGCCTCAAACGAGCAGAAATATTCCTGCTGGATGAGGGCGTCGCCGGCATCGACGCCATAGATCGAGTGGTATTCGCGGCGTGCCGTCTCCACCACCTCAAGCGGCAGAGCTCCCGAATCCAGAACCGTCTGCACCTCGGCGAACCAGCCGGGCGAGCTCTGCGCCAGGTCGAGCGTATGCTTGGCGTGGTTCCTGCCGATCGGAGTCGTAATAAATAGCGCCCAGCCGTTATTTTCTTCAAGGATTGGAGCCAGATAGGCCCAGGCCGCGGGATTGGCGCGGCTCCACTCGGAGAAGACGATGCCGTGAGCTCCAGTGCCGACCAGGGATTCGTAGTTGTCCGAGCCCACCACCTGCCAGGTCGAGCCATTGCGGAACCGGATGAACATCTGGCCGTCGTTGGTCGATTCGCGGATCTCGGGCGGGAAGGCCTCGTCTATTCTTCTTCGTCCGTTGTGGCTGTTGACCGCCGTCCAAATCGCTTTCCGCGCTTGCTCGTAGAGCGGCAGGCAGTGCCAGATATTGGCTGGCTTGCCGGTATGGGCGGCGATAGCGCTCCAATGGAGGGCGACGTCGTCTTTGCCCCAGCGCCGGTGGCAGATGGCGACGGCTCTTTTGCCGCCGCCTTCCAGGTAGTCCCAGAGCGCCTGCTGATAGGGCCGCGGCGCCCAATCTGAATGCGGTAGCCGGATGCAAAGTTTGCCGTCACGGATCACCTGCGGGGCTGGGGAGGGCCTCCTGAAGGGGAGGATGTTCGATGCTAGGGCCAAATCTGACGATCTCGATGATGAGGCCGCCAGAGCCTGGGGCCGGGGTCAGGGGTTGGGCGGCCTTGCCATAGGCGCGGTCGAGGATTTCCTTGGAGGCGGCGATGCGGGCCATGCTGTTCTTGTCCTTGCGCATGATCCTGACCAGGGTCTCGAGCGCCTCGACGCCATAGGGCTCGGCGAGCTCCTTGATTTCGCGGGTGGCTTTGTTGCGTCCGCCCTTGGGCCGACCGGGGCTGCGCTTGGGGATGCCCTTGGGTGAGCCGCGTCTGGCCATTAGGTCCGTTCGTAATATTATAACGTGTCGTAGCGTCCACGATTCATGGACGTAGCGTCAATGCTACGGAAATAGGTTACCTATTTTCCGTGGTTATTTCATGGACGTAGCGTCAAGAAAATATGGACGTTACGTCCACACACAAATTAGCGGTCCCTATTTCTGTGCCATCGGCTGGCTTATGGTTCCAGGCGAGGACAGCGAGGGCGAGGAGCAGGCAAACCATCCAGGTGCCGGATATGAGCCATATGGCTAGACGGGGCATAAGAGCCTCCAAAACCAGCCGGGAGCCTAGACCCTTACTGTGATAGCCCGGACTCCGGTTTTGCCGCTGATGATCCAATAGTGCCCGATATGACGGCCTTCGGTTGAAAGCCGTGGCTGGGGGCAGGGTGGCGTTTCCGGATGCCCAGAGCCTTGCGGATGGCGGCAGCTTCCGCCGCATCAGGCAGATGATCGAGGTGCAGACCGTTGCCGGTTACCGTCTTCGGACAGAAGGCCAGCCGCTTGCGGGCATGGGTTTGCGCCATCGATGTCTGATACTCGAGCAGAATCTGCCAGCCGTTTTCGGCCGCGATCGGCCCGCACGAATAAATCCGCCCGGACTTGCCGGTGATGACGTAGGCACCGCATTCATCGAGACGCAGCGCCCGGTCGCCGGCATTGAGCGCCGTGTGCAGGCTGCGCATGGCGACACGGTCGGCATCGCGGTGCTCGGGATTGCGATAGGTCAGGCCGGCCATATACGAGCTCCTGAAGCGATGACCTGGGGGCCGGCATGCCGAGAACCGCGAAGTAAACGGGTGCCAGCCGCCCAGGCTTTACCGTGACGATTGGGGGCACCAACGTCACGGAACTGGATCGCATCGCGTGAGGCTTGATCGAGGGGGCTGAGACGATCCTTGGTGAGTTCACGATGCGCGCCAGATTCGAATTCGCTGGCGAGTTCAATCCAGGCCTTGCGGTCCCCGGACCTCGCGGCACGCACGGGGGTGAGAGCCTCGAGGGGAAAATGAACTCGCCAGTTGCTCATGGCTTTGGGGCCATGATAGCAGGGTTGACGGGTGCCGGCACCAGGGCGTCGGGGGTTTCCACCACCTCGGTCGAGGAGCCGCCGTCAAAGAACAGGGTCGAGCCGCCGGTGCCGTTGAGGACCATCCTCACGACAAAAAACATGTTGACGTATTGCTGCTGGCCATCGGTCGAACGGGTAACCAGCCGCCAGTCTGCCAGAGCCATCAGCCTGCCCTCTTGTGGCCAAAGGCGCGGATATGGGCGCCGACATCGCGCGGGTGGACCATGGCCCAGCCGGTGCATTCAGGGGCCCCACAGGCGCAGGGCAGAGCCCAGCGCTCGTGTTCTGGGGTGCGAAAGCCGTACTCGGTAACCACTGCGCCTGTGAGCTCGGGACTACGGTTGAGATATTCGCGGATGAAGGTTTCGCGGTTCATATGGGTCTCAAGCTCCCGCACTACTCGTTACACTGGTGTGCACCGCAGCAGACTCAAAACTCAGCTCCAATGAACCGAGTGATGCCCTGATCCGGCCTGATTTGTCAATAGCCTCGACCTCGACCGGCGTGCCCTCGAAGGCGCCGGAGGGCACCGCCACCCAGTCGCCGACCTTGAGCTCGACCAGGCGGCGCTGGCTCGGCCAGGAATCGCGATAGCGCCGATCGCAAGTCTCGCGGCAGCGCTCCAATTGCGCCTGCGGCATCACCACCAGCGAGCCGCCGGCGCGCAGGAAATCGCGCACGCCGTTCAGGCGGCGGATTTTTTCCAGGCTCTGACCTGGCTCGAGGCCGATGAAGGCGTAGGCCGGGAAGAGCGGGCGGGCTATGCCCTGCGCCCAGCGCCCAAGGCGGCGGTGGCCCATGCGCATCGGGTAGTAGCAGGCATAGCCCTGCGCCAAGGCCTCGCAATGGGTCTGCCATTCGCTGTTGCTGCGTAGGAGCAGGATATGCCACCGCAGGCTCTGCATGCGCCTCCATCAGCTGTCGCGGTCCTTTTCGCCATCGTCTCCGCTGTAAACCGGTTCGTCGAGAAAATCCATGCGGGCTTTCACGCGGCGAAGCTCCTCGATGCGCCGGAACAGGATGGTGAGGGCCTGCTCCTTGCTGTCGGCGAGTTTGAGCACGCCGACAGCCTCCTCGAGGCCGATGAGGCGGGCATCGCCGGCCAGCGTCATCAGGTTGCGCTCGATGGTCTGGTCAATCTGGGCTTTCTTCTTCGCGCTCAGGGGCATGGTTTTCCTCCATTGGTTTCGAGATGACATGGCGCACGGTGTAGGTGGCTTCGCGCTCGAGCAAGGCGAGGCGGCGCTCCAACTGGTCGAGCTTCATGGCCAGGGCGTCGTGCTTGTTGGGCGGGAGCTCCTTGGCGAGGAGTTGGATCTGCTCGCTGAGCCCGCGGCCCATCTGGTCAATCACGCGGGTAAGGTTGGGATCGCTGGCACGGTTGACCAAACTGGCGCGCAGCGTCTCGACCAGGCCGCGGATGCTGTTCAACTCCCCGAACACAAGGTTGATGCGCTGGTTCATGACCTTGAAGTTAATTGCCGGCTCTTTTCTGGCCGGTTTTTTGCGGACTGGTTTCTTCACGGTTTTCCTCCCTTATCGCGTTTGCGATTCTATCCTCGATTTGCTTGTCCAGCCATTCGAGGTAATCGCGCGATGCTTTCGGATCGAGCCTGAGCATCCCGGCCACCATGTCGAAGGCGCGGACGAGTTCATCATCAGGCCTATGCTTTTCGAAGAGCTTGGCCAGGATCGGCTTCACCGCCTTCACCGGCTTTGGCCTGCGCTTGTAGGCGAGATGGCGGGCGCGCGAGCGCTGCGCGATCACCGGCTTGGGGTTGCGAATGAACTTCATCGGAGCACAAAGGCGGCGATATGCCGTCCCGTGCCCGGTCCTGGCTGGCCGTCCTCGGTGGATAGCCAGTAAACATCGCCGAGATTGCGCACTTGAGCTCCTGCCGCCAGCAGCATCAGAATCCATTTGTCGATCGGATAGACCAGCACGACCGTCTTGCCTTGCTGATACTCAGCAATCGCCTTGCGCGCCCAGGCGGTCGGGCCGCGCTTCCTGCCCTCGACGATGACGCTGCCGAATGGCGGGTTGACATAGTTCGAGCTCCCCCAATCCGCCGCGAGGCCATTGAAGCCCTCGGGCAATGGATAGGGGCAAGGATCGAAGTCGAACCCGAACTCGGCATCGAGGCGCGCGAAGAGCTCCGGCGGTGTGAGCCAGTAATGTTTGCCGTCGATGTCGTTGCCAGCGCTGAATTTGTTGTCCAGCACCGGCTCGTCTTCATCGAATAGGGCCAGCTGCATCATCCCTTGGCCATGCTGAGAATGGCGCGCTCGATCGTGCGCCGGATATGTTGGTCATCGTCACCGATCAGCAGTGAGGCGCGGCCCGTGGTGCAGTCGCAGGCACCGACGCCGCCAAGGCCCTCCGGATAGGGCGCGCTGCCGTGCGGCGGCCGGCGCGGATCCTCGACCCAGCGCGGATTCTCCATCCAGTCGTCCGCGCCACGGGCAAGCCGGTTGTACTGCTCGATCAGGGCGCGCATCTGGCGCTCGCGATTGCGATAGCGCCAGACCTCGTCCTCGAGCTCGTAGATACGCTTTTGCTGGCGCTCGACGACCTGATACGAGCGCGCCGACAGCGGGAGCTCGATCTCGTCGCCGGGATCATTCGGCGCCGGTTGCGTCTCACCGGGATCCACGGGCCTCGGCTTATCGCCATACTCCTGCAAAATGTCGCCTTGCGCCGACTTGAGCAATGCCGGCGGGTCACGATCAAACGGTGTCATGGTCGTCTCCCTTTCTCGTTTCTGGTTCAGGCACCGGCTCCCGGATCTTATCCGGATGCAGGCGATCGTGGCAGTCGCGGCAGACGGCGCGGAGCTCCCACAGGAATTCCTTGCCTACATGCACATAGGTCAGGTGGTGCACTTCGGTCGCCGGCCAGCGTCCGCAGCCCTCGCAATGGCCTTGTGCCGCGGCGAGCACTCTGTTGCGGAGGTTCAGCCAGGAAGGGCTCTGGAGGTAAGACTGGTATTCCTCGTGGGTCACTGGAGCGTTTCCTTCAACTCGGACATGCGCTGATCGAGGATGTCGATGATACGCAGAATCGCGTCATCGTCGGAAACGATCTTCAGCAGATCGATGGCATCGCGCATGCCATGCATGCGGCCTCTGGTGTATTGGGCGCGCAATCTGGCCAGATCGATCACACCGTCATCGGGGGTCATGCGCGCACCGCTAGCAGGGTTTTGCGCACGATTTTTCTGATGTCGGTGAGCTCGCCCATGTTCTTCGGCAGCTCATCGAGAACGCGCTCTAGCTTCTCCAGGGCTTCGAACATGGTCTCATGCTCGTCATACATGCGGTTGGTGTACTCAGCGACATGGAGGATGAAGTCGATTTGCTCGCGGAGCGAGTCGGCGCCGGGTTTGCGGGTCACCGGCGCGGGTCCAGAATGGTGCGGGCCGCATCCTTGCCCCTGGTCGCCAAGGCTTTGGAGGCATCGAAGAGAATGTTGAAGTTGAGGTTATTCTTCTGCGGGTCCAGAAGGTCGGGCTCATCCGCGAAGGCCTCCCAGAGCTTCGGGAAGGGCCGGAAAGGCTCGCGCATCGGCGGAAGTTTCTTGATTTCGGTTTCGCGCGGCGGATAGCGGCGAAGGCTCTCTTGATGAGCAGCCCGTTTCTCGCGGAGCTCGCTTATAAACGCAGTAATATCGGCAAGCCCTGGCGGAAACGCATGCTTAGTGGCAACGCCGGTTCGAAGATCAGCAAGGGCTTCGAGCTCGCTATCGCTGAAATGAGATAGAGCCATCCTGATGATATTGAGAAAATCCTTGGTCAGCTTCGCTTGCGGGTATCCCGTATAGATCAATCCTACCGCTTCAGAAATCCTGGCCTTGCGATTTGAGCCAATCAAGGACGGTGTAACGCTGTTTTCGTTCTGAGACATGGCTGTAATTTCCTTCCATCAGCGCTGTCAGTTTCTGCGGTCTAAGCACGAAGTCGAATGATATTTTCCAGCCCCTGTCGTTCTCGCCGAGCAGGAACGGGCTTTTGGAGATGATCTCCAGCATGGCCTGCCAGCCCTCGATCCCGCCGAGCTCGACCAGCCGCTTGCGCAGGGCGGTTTTTCGCACCTCGCTCAGGCGGCTGATTTTGGGGAAGCCGTGCTGACTTGCGGCCGAATTCCACAATTCCACGATTTCGGAAAACTCCTCGCGCGCATGTGTAACCTTGATAGGTCTATCCGGATTGATAGACTCAGAAGAAAGAGGCTCTGGAAACAGATCCACAACGTTCTGAGAACTAACTGATAAAATTTTACCTGGGGATAGAGAAGAAAGGCCCCCCAAACCCCCCGTAATATTACGCTTTTTGGCCCTAAACCGTTGTTGATACTCAGCATTTTTCCTTCGCCGCGCCTCCGTAATATTACGCGTAATATTACTCGTAAGATTACTTTTCTCCTTCTCGATGAGCTTGAGGACGCCCTCGACCTGCTCGGCCGTGAGCCCTAATTTGACAAGTCCCGCTTCCAATGTCATGATTGTGGAACCTTTCGTTTCCATTGTTAGCCCCTCTGTAGGCGAAGGTGTTTCATCTCCCGGCCTCATCGTTTGCCCAGGTCCTCACGATCAAGGGTAAACGGCAGAGCCGGGAGATTTCATTTACAAGGGGCGCTTGTCCAATCTCAGATGTCGTGCAAGCGCCGCCTTGCGCTCTCCGCGGGGCGCTCAGTCCCTCCCAAGATCGAGCGACCCACAAGCCCCAGAATGAGCCTCGCCAGCGCCGCCGTCAACCATCCCGCGGCCACGCCGAACGCGAATCCCACAGCAAAATCCATTCCTAAAATTCCTCTATGGTGAATTCATACCCCACACATGCCTTCGCACTCGTTATTGAATAAGTCAGGCTGACCTATTTCCGCATCGGTGCGCAGATCGACCTGGTCAAGCGGCACCCGGCTCGAATGCATGAACTGCTGCGCCCGCATCTTCGGCTGGTTGCGGATGGCGCGATCGACCTCGACGGCATCGGCCCATTCCGCCGGCGAGGTGTCGCGGAGCTCGCGCCAACGATTGTCGCTTGTGTACGGGCAGCCGATGCAGGCGCTCTTCGGCGGTGTCGGATAGTGCCGATCGGCCAGCCACTTCAGGCAGTCACGACGGTTCATGCGCTTGTCGATGAGCGGCCATTGATTGACGATATACTGAACCCGACTGGGCTTCATGCGGACAGCCTCATCCATCGAAATGCCGATCAGCATCGTTGCCCCGCCCTTCGGCGTCTTGCCGCCCAGGAGCTCGCGCACCTTGCGCAGAATCGGGGTGATTTTGTATTCCTTGGTGCATTGGCGGCGGCCGATGCCTTCGTCGCCATTGGCATGCAACACGTACCAGGGGATGACAGAAAAACGACCGCCAGTTGTGTTGCTGCGGCTCATCGCATTGGCGCGCAGATCCCCAACCGAGACGCGGTGGACCGGGAACGGCAAGTTGCGCTCGAGCCAGTCGAGATGCGCATAGACCTTCTGCGGCTCCCAGCCGGTATCCGCGAAGATGGCGCAGTCGACCGGCGGCAGATCGCCCCGCGCCGCCATTAGCGCCATGGTGGTGGACTGGACGCCGGCGCCGAGCGAGAGAACGGTCAGCATGATTAAACCGGGGAGGGCGCTGGGGGCACTGGCGGTTTGCCCTCCCCGGCAGCGGCTGGATGTGCAGTGCGGGATTTTCCAGCCGTTTTCGGACGTTTCGGACGTTTTCTGAACAGGTCAGGGCGCAACATTTTACGCGTCACCTTGCGGTTGGTGGCGTCCTCGATGGCGATGGCCATTTCTCCAGTAACCCGCTCAGCTTTATAGAGAAGGTAGTAAACGCCCTGCTGGGTGATGCCGAGTTTTTTGCCCAGCTTGCCCTGGCTGCCGACGATGGCGACCGCCCTGCGGATAAGCTCGCGGTGGCGATCCAGTGTTATCTGCATATCGATCTCCTTGGTCTTTCCAACCATTATGACTTGTTAGCAGGTAAGCGTCCAGAATTTATTTTGCAAGGGGCCTTGACTCACAAGTGCGGCTTGTCTATATCAGGACCATCGCAAGGAGAAAACCGATGACCGACCTCGACCTCAACAAAACCCGCGCCGTCATTGCCGGCGCCAGCATCACCCTTCTCGAAGGCCATGCCATGCATGCCCGCTTCGGTCTCGATGACTTCGAGTTCGATGGCAACCGTGCCGCCCTGGCCGTCGCTCGCGATCACCTGATGAAAATCACGGTCCAGCTGGCTGATGCCGTCGAGGCCATCGACCGCATCCTGGAGTCCGGCAAATGAAAGCCACCCCTCTCGCCCGCTACCTGCGCTTTGTCGGCCATATCGAACGCCTCTACCCGGACGGCGATGCGCCGCCCTCCGTCAAGAAATACATGGACGAGCTCTATATCGACCTGTTCGCCGATGCCACGGAGGAAGAGCTCAGGGAGCGCGGCAAGTGAACGAGCTCGCCCCGCTGCTGATGATCATGCTCACCCTGCTCGCCTGCGGGCTCGGCTGGGCCTTGATCGAGCTCTTTGAAAGGTTGGATAAATGAACACGCAAACCGGAAAGGAAAATTCCATGACTGACCACTTCGACATGCCCGATCAGCCCCAGAGCTCGCCCTGGCGTCCGACCGCCATTCCAGGCCCCCTGGACGCCATCCAGAAGGCGCTCGAGAACGGCGCCCTGCCTGAGACCCTGGAGCGCATGATGGCCCTCCAGGAGCGCTACGAGGCCGCCCAGGCCCGCGCCGCCTTCCTGACCGCTTTCGCCGCCGCCCGCGCCGAGCTCAAGCCCATCCTCAAGGCCAATCAGGTCGGCTATGACAGCGTCAAGGGCGGAGCCAGGACCGAATATGCTTTCGAGGATCTCGCCACCATCGCCGAACAGGTCGATCCCATCCTGGCCCAGCACGGCTTGAGCTACTGGTTTGAGCCCAAGCAGGACGGCATGATGCTCACCATCACCTGCGTGCTGGATCACGTTCAAGGGCATTCCCGCCGCGCCAGCCTGACCGGCGGGAACGATAGCAGCGGCAACAAAAATCCCATGCAGGCCCTAGGCAGTGCATGCACCTATCTGGAGCGTTACACGCTGCGCGCCGTGCTCGGCCTCGCCGCCGCCAAGGATGACGATGCCCAGAGCAGCGGCAAGGGCAATGGCGCCGCCAGGACGATCGACATGGCCCAGTATGAGGAATTGATGGCGCTCATGGAACAGGCCGGCTCCACCGAAAAGCAAGTGCTCTATGTCGCCATGGCGGAAGGCCAGGCGATCGAGACCCTGACCCAGAAACAGTATCGCGATGCCAAGGCGGCCTTGCTGCGCAAGATCGAGAAGGCCAAAGGAGCTCCGAAATGAACGACATGCAACGCAGCGAGGCCTGGTTTCAGGAGAGACTCGGCAAGGTCACGGCCAGCCGCATCGGCGACCTGATGGCCAGGACCAAGACCGGCTGGGGCGCCTCGCGCGCCAACTATATGGCCGAGCTCATCTGTGAACGCCTCACAGGCGTCCCTACAGAGGGTTTTCAGTCGGCCGCCATGCTGAGAGGCATCGACCTCGAACCGGCCGCCCTGGGCGCTTACTGCTTCGATACGGACCTGTCTGTGGATCTGGTTGGGTTCGTGCCGCATCCGGAGATCCCCGATGCCGGTTGTAGTCCCGATGGATATGTAGGCAGGGAAGGCTTGGTCGAGGTCAAGGTGCCTAATGCCGCCACCCACCTCGACACCTTGCTGAGCGGGACAGTGGATCTTCGTTATGTGCGGCAGATGGCGTTCCAGATGGCCTGCACCGGGCGCCAGTGGTGCGACTTCGTCAGCTATGACCCGCGGATGCCGGCCAGCATGCAGCTGTGGGTCAAGCGCTTCGACCGCGATGACACCGCCATCAAGGTCATCGAGGACGAGGTGCGGGCCTTTCTGGACGAGCTTGGCGAGAAGGTCGCCACCTTGCGCCAGCGCTTTGGAGGGACAGCGTGATCCCGCTGATCTACATGGGCGACGGGGATTTTCGCGCCTCGTCGCCCTACCATGTCCGCCGCTGCAATCAACTGTACGGCCAGGGCGAGCTCATCACCGTCGAGGCGATCGCCGAGCGCTCGATGGCCAGCCACCGGCAGTATTTCGCCGAACTCAACGACCTGTGGGAGACGTTGCCAGAGACTCTGGCCGGGGATTTTCAGTCAGCGGACCACCTCCGCAAATATGCCCTCATCAAATCGGGTTATTGTAAACAATCGCGCCTTGTTCTACCAACGCATGAGGAAGCCCAGGAGGCGGCGCTGATGGTCAATGAGCTCGACAGCTATGCCCTATGCGAGGTGACCGGCTGTACCTTGGCCGTATGGGTGGCGCGCTCGCAATCGCTGAAGGCGATGGGGCGGGAGGAATTCGAGGCGAGCAAGATTGCCGTGCTCGATGTGATCCGCAAGATGATTGGACCCAATGCGTACCCAGCGCTTTGAATTCGACAAGAAGACCAAGGAAGCCGCCTGGCAGCGTGCCGCCGGCAAATGCGAACTCTGCACCGCCCCTTTCAATGGCAGACATTGTGAATACGATCACGTCATCCCCGCCGCCCTGCGCAGCGAGAACAGCAACACCCTGGCCAATTGCAGATGTCTCTGCCCAAAATGTCACCGCGAAAAAACCCAGATGGAGGACATGCCGCGCATCACCAAGGCCAAGAGGGTCTATGAAAAGGAGGCCAATCTGCGCGCCCCGGCGCGTAAGATTCCGAGCCGTCCATTCAAGGTAACCCGCGTCAAACATAGAGGGAAACTATGACCGACTACAGGATCGCCAACAGTAATCCGTTCGCCCTGTTCGCGGCGCTCTACGCCGCCCCCACGCATAGCGAGCTCGTCCTTAAGGTCGGGCGTGCTTTTCACGATACCTCCGCCACCCATGTCGTGGTGATGGTCAACGAGACCATGTTCGGCTTCAAGCCGCACGAGGCGCGCGCCGTCGCCGACATGATCGCCATCGTGCTCGAGCGATTCGATGGAATGCCGCAGGAGGAGGCTGACGATTACACCACAGTCATTGTCGCCTTGCGCACCCAGGCCGATGTCATCGAGGCGAAGCGAGCCAGGGAAAAACTGTCGTGAATGTTCCTGAACGTTCCTGGACGTCTCAGGGTGTTGCAGAACAAAACGGCCCTTGACAAGTCTCATATAATTGTACCATGGTAAAGAGAAAGGATACCGTCCATGGATGAAGTGACCGTAAAAGAACGCCACCGCAAAGCGATAGAGAAGGCGGTCAGGATTTTCGGCACTCAGGCCGCACTCGGCCGAGCTATAGGCATGACAAAGCAAGGCATTTATCATCTGCACAATGCGGATCGCGTAACAATTTGGGTTGCGCTCAGAATCGAAGAAGCGACAGGCGGCAAGGTCACTCGTGCTGATTTGCTTCCGCGCGCATTCGACGGCTATGTGCCGCGAAAAAAGCGCTGCGCTGCCGAATAAGGAAGGATGCCAATGGTGGCGTCCCCTAAAAAACTGGAAAAGGAAGACCCATGGATAAATTCCCCCGCGTCCTAGCTGCCATCGAGCAGCTGGAAAAGAGTAAAACCAAGCATCTCTGGACACTTGCTGACGCCCTCATCGCCGAGTGCGGTGGTGATGATGATGCACGACGTCGTGCATCATCTCACGCTAAGAATGGGTCGGGCGAAAAGCTTGCCCAGTGTGTCGCCATGCTGGTGAAGCATGGCTATGAATACGAGGCTCAAACCCTTCGCAACATCCGCGATGCCGGCATCACCTTCCCCAAGGATCGGCGTTATCCCGGCATATCGCTCTGGATACATCTGGAAGCCGGTTCGCCTGACTTCCTCGACGGACTGGTTAAGAAGTATGGGCTTAAGGGCGGTCGCATGGCCATCGGCGTTCGCAAGGTTCGGGAATTGCGACTCCATGCCATAGAAACCGAGCGCCGGGCTCGCGAGAAAAAGAAGGCCGCCGCGGAGGCCCGGTTCGCCAAGGCTGCCTCCGTCGAGGAAGCCCGGCAGGCTAAGGAAGAAATCCGCGACAACACCGGTCCACCCAAAGGCCGCGATCTGAAATCCGAGCATGTCGAGCATCCATTGCATGAGATGGCCAGGACCGCCGAAATCAGCCTGCATCTCAGGACGGCAACCCGAACCTTGCGCGATGACATGAAGGCCCTGCGCAAGATCGATATTAACCCTGAGCTTGTCGAGGGCATGGTTGATGAGTGCAACCGGCTTCTTGATGTCGTGACGCAACTCAAGAGCGTCATTGAAGGTGAAGACCGTCCTGGTCTCACCGTGATGGAAGGAGGAAAACAGCATGCTTAAATTGATCAAGGGAGGCGGTCCTGAGCCGCCCTCTAACTTCAAAAAGCATTATTTGCATGAGGACATATGGCGGGCTTTATACCCAAAGCCCGCCATGTCTTTTGGGGAGATTTACGACCGGGTGGTCAAGTCTCATCGTGGTCCTAGACCAACCAAGAGTCGGGTGGCAAGCGGGATAATGCATATCAGGGCAAACGCTGATGATTACGAATGGACAATCCCGCATGTTCAGAAGGGGCGCGGCGATCTGCGCCTCTACTTCGTGGTCCTGGTCGATGGCAGCGACAGTTATGTCCAGCCGGAATACATGGACAATTTGCTTGCCGGACTCGTCTCGACCGGATCGACCATCGGCAGTATGGCGCAGCATGGGGCTGATGCTCTGGAAATTGCCGCCGGTCTGGCGGTTTTCACCCGTGGCGAGAAAAAACAGCTGCGCGGTTATTCTGGCACCCTCCAGGCCGTGCATGAGATGATGCAGCAAATGCTGCAGAAGCTAGAAAAATGAGAGCATGTCTTAATTTAGAAGTAACTTCTAAATTACGAATTGTCTCATCGTGAGACAATTAAACCTGCTAAGTCTAGGGAGGAGGGTGGCGCCGAGCTCCTGTTCGGCGCCATCACTTTGAGGTTCGCCCTGCGGCAAACGCTAGGGCGCTCGCGAGCAGGGTGCCCAGCGCCTGGAACGCGGCGAC